GAAAGATTGTTTATGGTGGCTAAATACGGCGTCAGCAAATACATCGTTCTGTATTCATTTCCATAACTGCCGCCCCATCCTAAAAGAAACTGCTTGTACTGGAACAGCGGTGTTGCCGCATGATTCAGTCTCTCATTTCCTTTTGTCTTGATAACCTTGTCATCCACAGTGATCTGAAAATCATTTCCCACGATCAGATCACCAATAAGCGTCAGATATAATTCACAAGTGCCTGCTTCACAAAGTGGTTTCCAGCCAGAAGTAAATCCAAACGGGATCAATGTCACATCTGCTGAATTATTTACGTTGATCTTATAGATTCCTTTTTTGTTATAAGCAGGAACATACAAATACCCGTTCCGCATACAGCATTTGCATATGCGTTCTGGATATGAGGAACTGCCATCCCGCGAACCCACATCCATCAGGTATGTTTTAGACAGTGTCCATGAACCTTCCTCAATAGAATAATCGGTTTTCGATATCTTTACCCAGAGCATCGTTGCATCTCCTGAAGAGTTCTCTTCATTAGAAAATCCATACCAGTAACCGTCCTGTCCATCCAGAAATTCTCCATATAATGTGTAGCTCCCCAGGAACTGAAATACCGATGCCGGAATCACCTTATCCTCCACTACCATATAAGTCGAATCGTTTATTTTTTCATTCAGCCCAATGCTGAAAATCGGGATACGCACCTTTCTTACCCTCACACTGGAATTTTCAAATGTAATGGAATACAGAATATCATTTTCAAAATCCACTTCCACGGTTTCAAACAATACCATCTGTTTTGCCATTGCAAGATTTCCGATATCCACCTCTTTTAACTGTAAAAATGCACTGGCATCTGCCACACTACTGCCAAATCCATTTTCCCCACCCTTTGCACTGGTAAGTGCAATGGCAGCAATCGTTCCATTTCCCTGGCTTGGTGTAAACTCCCAGACAAATTTATATCCATTATCCAGCGCCTTACTCTCTGTCAGGTTCAGACTCCCTCTTGCTGTATTCGCTGTGGAATTGACATTGTTGGATGCATATGCTACCGGCAGGTTATCCGACTTCACATAAATGTTATCTGCATTTTCTTCCAATGCTTTTGGAAATAGAAGAATGCCGCCGATCATATTCGGACAAATTGGCAGGAGATTACCCGTCCATACCAGTCCTGTGGAATATTCTTCCTCACAATAAAATACAGCCATCGGATTCAATCCCAGAATGTTGTTCACTGCATTGGTCACCATGTTTTCTTCTACAATGGTTTCCACCTCCGATGTATTCACATCCGTCAGTTCCATGACCATCGTTCCTTTTAACTTCATCTCAAAATCCCTCCTATCCAACCGTAACCGGACGGCAGAACGCACCAATCGAAGCTCTGCCTGCCATCTGGTCTGTATATGCTCTCTGTACCAGTTCCATTGTTTCCAACTGGATCGTGTCTGTGATTCCTCTTGCCAGAATGCCGCCGCCAATCACAAACCTTCCAATCTTTTCTTCCAGCTCAATCTTTCCGTCCCATGCAGGAGCCGCCGCCATTGCCTGTCCGCTGATGGATGCGATACAATCACCAATCCCAACAGAGCCTGTTCCATTCTCCATGCGAAGATACACATTAAAGGTATTTGTGATATTCGGGATCACGCTCTCTATCGGATAATATAAGGAAAGAATGTGTTTCCCACTTACCCACGTTTCCACCGGACAATGCACGGTGATAATGGCATCATTTAATTCAAAAGTCACATAACAGATAACTTTTCCATCCTCTGACCAGGTAACCGGAAGTTCCACATCCACGGATACCTGATTTTCCGTACTTTCTCCAGTTTCTGCATTCGTAACCGGGAATGGTACTACAACCGTTCCCTTTGCCTTCTCCGTTCGTTCCGCCTGCAATGCCGCTGCATCCACCACAATCTGTCCGAAGAACTGGGCATGATTTTCTTCTGTTGTAGCAAATTCAATACTGACTACTTTTGTGTCCGTTTCTCCCAGGGTATAGGCCGACGCATTGGTAAACGTATGGATGCCAATCTTCCCAGCCTCTACCTGATTAAGAAGTCCGGATATGTTCTTATCATTCTTTGATTTTGCAGATGCAAGCCTTGGATTCTTACCCACACATTTTAGCGAATGCTTTCCGCTAATCCGGCAGTTTGATGATGTGATACAGGTAATCTGCTCGTCATCTGCATGGCCGCCACTAAACCGCAGCACATCTCCCACATCCAGTGCCGGATTCCCGATGGTTTCCGAATCAAACGGGACATATTTGATCACCGCAATGTCATTTAAGATATTGGTACATAGTTCCTTTCTGGTATCGTCTGTACCAAACTGTAAAAATGGATTCACACCAAGGTTCATGGTCAGACCATTATCTGTCTCCAACGCATAATATTCTGCTGTCTGTGTTTTCAGGTTCGTGGAGCTGACCGCCGTATATCTGGTGATAAAATCAGAAAAGCTGCTGGAGAATCTCTGCTTATTACTGATCTCCATGACAGCCTCGGTACCATACTTTTTCAGTTCCAGTTTTCCATATCTGTTGATAAAGAAAAAACCTCCAAGGATCTGTCCGATATAGAACAGCACATCCCTGTAGGTTTCAATGTCATTTTCAGCATAAATGGATAACACTGTATTTCCATTTGGCATAGACTCAATCTCATTTTGCGTGTGGGCAAACTCCACACCACAGGCCTTGCAGCATAAGCTGATGATCTCAAAAGCATTTCCTATGGTATCCGTTGTGTTAAAGTCCTTCTCAAACCGAAGCATGTAATCATAGGCCTTGATCTCCAGACAACGGATATGCCTGTTTGCCTCACTGATTTCAAAAACTCCCATCGGGACTTCTTCATATGTTCCGTCTGGGAGTCTTAAATGATAAAACAGTTCTATCAGGCCATCTTCCAGTGTATAACGGTCAATCTCTGAAAAAATTGTAATGCCCATTTCCGAAGAATATACCGTTCCAAGCTCAATCTCTGTACTGCCACAGCACTGGCTGGAAATATAACCGCTTCCTTTTACAATATCCTTATTTGTAAATTCATGGACAGTTCCAGATTTGGTTGTAATCTTTCCTGTCCAGTAATAATTTCTTGTGTTCTCCTGCACCGCCTGCAGGAACGCTTCACTTACCGGGTACAAAAGCAACACCTCCTCAACATAAATAGAGAGCCGGCTTCCCGACTCTCTAAACAACTAACCTTTTTATAGTTATTCTGCATGATCGCAATAGATTTGAATTGCATTGTCTACAAACACAGCAGTTCCTTCTCCACCATATTCATCAATATTCTTTGTAAAATCACCGCCGCCAGAATACATCTTCCCCAGTCCTCGCAGAATCTTATTAGAACAGGTATACATATTCTCTGTTATATAATCCTGTATTCTTTTTACAAGATTTTGAGCCTCAGGAGAGGCTGGATCTGTATCCTTCATTTCTCCAGCTTCTTTGAATAACAGCATAAATCTGTCAGCCAGAAGTCTTTCCTCTTCCTCGGTTCTATTCTTTTGTTTTTCTTCCATCTCTTTGTATTCCGGCAAATCGCCATACAGTTCTTTCGCCTGTCTGGCGTACTCGTCCAGCTTACTTCTATCAAAAGCCTTAAAATCCATATGCTTAACTCCTAACATTTTTATTCCAAGCGCAAAGTCCATCAAATTCTCAATATGTTCCTTCTTCAACCTAAGCATTTCTATCTGCTGTTCTAATGCCTTCCCCCTGTCGAAGTCGGGACTGTTTATAATTGCCTTGATATCCTTAAGTGGAAACTCCAGCTCACGGAACAATAAAATATGCTGAAGGCGTTCCAAGTCTGCATCGTCATACAGCCTGTAACCTGCATCGGTGTATCCCGTCGGATGCAAAAGACCGATCTTGTCATAATATTGCAGGGTGCGTATACTCACCCCGGCAAGCTTACTCACTTCATGTACCGTCATCATTGTCATTTCCTCCATTCGCTTGGTAATGTTAATATAAACTATTACGTAACGTAGGAGTCAATACTTTTTTGCTAAATTCATTTTTTAGAACTCTTTCAGTGTAAAACTCACCGTCCACAAGCCTCTGTAGGATGTATCCTTTTCCAATTTTGCCTTAAAGCCTTCCACATACATTTCTGTATTTTTCATCTCTGCTGTTTCTGTGTCGAAATAATCCACCGACAGTTTATCCTGTTTGGAATAGGCTGTCAGTTTCTTTAGCCACGAAGCAGTTACAGAAAATGCCACCGAAATATTCACAACACCCTGTCTCACCACATCCCTCTGTATGGTTCCGGCTTCTGTCTCTCCACTACTGTCTGCTTCCACCGCTGACAAACTCACATCATAAGAATCCGGAAGAGGAAGTACAGTCCCGTCAAATTTCAGATATTCAAAAAATGTCACACTATCTACCCCCACTTCTCAAATTCATTCTCTGCTGTGCATTCACAATTGTTTCATCCAGCAGCGTTCCTCCCAGATAAATTGGAATCACAATATCCCCATTCTGGCTATTCATCTGTGAAAGTGCGTCAGTAATTGCAGATGTGATACCAGACAATCCTGCATTTGACACACCACTTTCCGATGGAGTAACAAATCGTGACTCCATCGCTGCCATCTGTGGACTGATGACCATATCAGATGCCAGACCATCCACAGTTTTTGCCACCATGCCCTTGCTCTGTTCAATCCCCTTTGCTAATCCACTCATAAAGTCAGGCATCCAGCTTTCATAATCGGTAAGCGGTCCCACATCCGGCACGGAGAAATGCAGATAGGAACGGATGGTTTCGGCTACATTAGACACCGCATCCTTGACCTTCCCAATACAGCTTTTAATACCATTTACAATCCCCTGAATCAAATCTGCTCCCCATGAAAACGCAAAAGAAGCAAGTCCTTTGATAAAGCTGACGGCATTATTGAATCCTGTCTTTATGGTATCCACAATACCTGAAACCGTATTTTTGATACCATTCCACATGGTGTTGAATGCACCAGACACCACAGATTTGATGGTATTCAGAACTGTAGTAAATACGTTCTTTATCGTATTCCATACGGTTGTAATCACGCTCTTAATTGCATTCAATATCGTAGTAATCACAGTTTTAATCACATTAAATACTGTAGTAATAATCGTTTTGTAGATATTGAAATACGTTGTCACAATCGTGCTGATTACATTCAGCACGGTGGAAAATATCGTCTTGATGCTTTCCCATAATGCGGAAAAGAAAGCCTTGATTCCATTCCAAATAGTCTGGGCGGCATTGCTGATTGCTTCCCATGCAGAAACAAAAAACTCTTTGATTGCAGTCCACACCGCAATCGCAACTTCTTTGATGTTCTCCCACAAATCAATCCAGAACTGCCGAAATTCTTCATTGGTATTCCACAAATAAAGAAAAGCCGCTACCAGTGCGGTAATGGCTGCAATGACCAGGAAGATTGGATTGGCAAGCATTGTGGTATTCAACGCTGCAAATGCTGTCTTTACGGTATTGATCACTCCCGCAAGCTTCGGAACAACTGTCATGATTGTTCCCACGGCACTCATAATCTTTCCCACAATGATAAGTACCGGACCGACAGCTGCCACCACCATTCCAATAATGACAATAAACTGCTTCGTGCCATCACTAAGCCCGGAAAACCATGTGGTCAGCTTGGAAATGGTTTCTGCAAGGGACATCAGAAGCGGTGCCAGTACAGACATGATTGCATTCCCCAACTCAATCGCAGTATTCTTTAGCTGATTGATTGCCACCTGAATAGTATAGGAATTCGTTTTCAGCTTCTCAAATGCAGTATCTGTGGCTCCGGTGCTGTTCTGCATCTCTGCCAGCGTTCCATTAAAAGCATCCGCACTGTCTCCCAACAGGATCAGTCCGGCTTTTGCCGCTTCGGAACTTGACCACATATCCCCAAATGCAAGTCCCTGATCTTCCGCCGCAGCATTGATGATTGCCAAACAATCCGACAGACTGTATCCACTCTCCATAAGCTGTGCAAAGGATTGTCCTGTCTGTTCCTTCAAGATACCAGATACCTTCGTACCAGACTTCCCAAGTTCGTTCAGCATGGAGTTCATATATGTGGTGGATTCAGCCGTGGCAACACCATTTGCCGTCATGATCGCATAACCAGCACATAACTGGTCTAACTCTACACCATAGGCATTGGCTGTTGGAATCACCTTACCCATTGCAGAAGAAAGTTCCGCAACCGTTGTCTTACCTAAGTTCTGTGTCTGGATCAGCATATCAGATACATTGGTCACTTCACTCGCTTCCATGCCATAAGCATTCAGTATGGTGGTCAGAATGTCCAACGCCGCACCGGCATCTGCAAAACCTACCTTTGCCAGCTTCGTGGAGTTGGTAACAAAATTCACAGCATCCCCTGTGGACTGACCTGCTGAAATGGCGTTATACACGTTGTCTGCTATCTCTGTAGAACTGATACCGGTCTGATTGGATAGATCAAGGATTGCTTTCTCCAGTTCGTCAATGGGTACTTCCGTTGCATCAGCAATAGTCGAAACCTTTGCCATCGCATCTTCAAAATCCAGTGCCATCTTTGTGCTGGCAGTTCCGGCAGCAACAATCCCTGCAGAAACCACAGACATCTTCTTTCCAGCATCTGTAACCTTATCCCCTGCAGACTTTAAGAACTCCCCGGCACTTGCTATCTTCTGCAAAGCAACAGCCGACTGTTCTGCCTGCTCTTCCAAATCTTCCAATGCCTGTTCGGTGGCAATAATCTCCCTCTGAAGAGCATCATACTGTGACTGGGTAATTGTGCCCTGCTCCAAGGCATCATTCGCCTGTTCACTGGCAGTCTTTAATGCCTCCAGTTTTTCTTTTGTTGCCTGAACTTCTTCATTTAAAAGTCTTTGTTTCTGGGCTAAGAGTTCCGTATTACCCGGATCTAATTTCAGCAGTTTTTCCACATCACGAAGCTGTGATTGGGTATTACGGATTTCACTGTTCACACCCTTTAATGCCGTTGTCAATTTCGTGGTATCGCCACCAATTTCTACGGTAATGCCCTGAATTCTGCTTGCCATTTATCCTCTCACCTCCCGTTTTAGGCATGAAAAAAGCCCGGATTTCTCCGAGCAAAAAGAAAGCACCTGCCATTTCTGACAGATGCCGTACTATAAACTGTATATGTTACTTCAGCAAATCTAACAACGTATATTCGCCTTTTCTGATTTTTGAAACTTCAGTATATTTCTTGATTGCCCGCACCAGTATTTCCGGATTTTCAAAATACTCCTTAACAAAATCATAGGATTTCACACTGGACATTTTCAAATTCTCCTTGCAGAAAATACTTGGCTTTTTGCCGGACTTCTTAAACTCATTGTACTTATCCTCATTAAAGATAATCAGCATTTCTATCTCCGGTGCTGTGATAATATTAATCACGTCCACTTTGCTTTCATACGCTTTACTGAGTTTAAAATTCTCTCTTCTGGAATCCAGTATTCGGATAACCGAAATCAGTTCTTTAAATCCTTTTCTCAAGTATCTGGTTTCAAAGGTCTTCCCATCTCTACAGCGAATTACACCTTCATCCAACATTTCCTCTCGCCTAAAGATTAGCAGATCATTATCCAACAACACATCAATAATGGCCGCTTCTGCAGCACCTTCGCAAATACATGCCTTGATTTTTGCTAATTCCATCGCAATCCTCCTATCTTAAATAGAATTTGCGATGCTCTTTTTCAATCGCATGTAGGACTCATACATCGGTGTAGTTCCTTCTAAAAAGCCACTCTGGTATGCCTCACTTTTCTTAATATCATTTCGTTTTAATATGTTGGCAAGATTATCTACTGTAATACCATTTCTATTGCGAATGATATGAATGCTGTCATTTCTGTCATATTCATCAAGCAGTTCCGGGTAGTGAGTAGTGAAAATCAATGTGCCTCCATTTTTATTCAGCCTTGTATCCATAAAAAAGCGAATCAATGTGGAGACAATCTCCTTATTGAAATGATTTTCAATTTCATCCATTACCAGATATCCGCCAGATTTCAAAACCTCTTTTGCAAGTGTAAATGCAACAATACCT